CTGAGCCTTCTCCCAAACCAAGGTTTTCGAGAGCCGTTTTCACTGTGCCATCCGATTTGATATCGCCAAACGGATTCTTGCGGCTTAACAGCAGCGCACGAAGCGCGGTAAGCAACTGGTCGTGCCGCGCCTTCTCCAGACTGGCACCGGATGTCTCCACCACGCTGCAAAGCTCTTCCTGCAACATGTCAAAGTAGTCATCATCCAGATCGGTGGCAGGCGTGCCTGTCTGGGGGTTACCACGGGTAAAACCGTTTTTACCCGCGCCGAACTTATCCTTCTGCGCGGTTTTCGTGTCTATACGATGCATGGATTACTCCGGATATTTAAAAATTACGTAGGTATGCGACGGGCAGAGTTTGTTAAGCACGCACTCGACAACGGTGTCGCCCCAGATACGCAGTGCGGAATCACAGGGATCGCCACATGTCATCCAGGTTGTGTTGGTGGCGGCTGGCATGTTGACCTGCCAGTAATACCGCCATTCCGGCGCATTCACCGCGTCAGTACAGGCCGATGAGCAGGTGAACGTGCTTTTGTCGTATCGCGTGATGGTAGCGTCTGGTCTGCCCAGGGCAGCAAGCTGTGCAAGGTAAAAATCCTCATTGATGCCGCCAGCCAGGTTAACCTTCGCATCCAGTCGTTGCTGACGCTGGCGAAGGGTCTGTGTCCCTGCGGGAATACATTCATCCGGCAGGCCACACAGACGCTCCCAGCGATTTATCAGTTCGGTGGTGGTGCGCGGATCCAGCTCCCGCATCAGGGCATCCGCACGCTGATGAACGCGGGTTAATGACGGTGCCGCACCGGCAATCGCCGGATCGCTGGCTGACCACGCCGGACCAGGGGGCAGCAGTGCCGACAACAGACGGATGTAATCATCGTTTGTCACGTCCATGAAATCGCCCCCAGAACCGCCAGTTCATTTTTCGCAATGGAGATATTGTCTGCTGGTGCAAGCAACTGATGGCTGTATTCCCCGTTCGCACCGGAAATCGCCTCACTGATACGCGATACCTTCAGTTCTCCCTGCGGATAACCATCACGCAGCAGGAACGAACGCAACTCCGCGGTGATGGCAGCCCGTATTTCCGGTGTGTCCGGCGTCACGCGGATATGAAAATCCACCGTATGTGCCACCGGCCTGAACACATACAAATCAGAGCCTGCCACCGGGGCCAGTGGCCCGATATGTTGTCTTGCCGCCGTTTCCGTTGATTCTTCCGGAATGGGATTAATCAGGTCACTGCCGGCAATCATCACACCGACAGTTCCCGTTCCCATCCAGTGACGGTATGTCCATGCGCGGGTAATGCCGGGCACTTCTTTAGCCCAGACGACATAGTCCCCGTCAGCCCCGCCCTGCGGCGTCCAGTAATACCGCTCAATGACGCGGGCGCGCCACGTTTCCAGCTCTTCAGTATCAAATCCGCCTGTAAGGGTGTCAGCCACACCGGAAGACGGCAGACCATTCACCGGCGTGACCAGGATTAATGCCGTACCGTCGTCAGCGTTACCGACCGCACCTGCACTTGAGCAGGCGATCGGCACGCGCAGGACACCACCGGAGCTGGTTGCATCGTCAGTTGTCGTGTACTGAACCAGGTCATCGCGCTGAATAACACTCCCGGCGGTCACCTTCAGGCCATCGCTGACACCTTCCCAGCGCATATACCCGCTGGCAGCCGTGGCCCCCTTGCGCGGACACCGTTTCATCGCAGCATGTCGCGCCAGCCAGGACTCATCGCAGAGGTCAGGCAGCATGTTCATTGCCAGATAATCGATGTAACCGTAAACCGTATGCAGCGCCGCCGCATACACCTTTGCCCGCACGTCTTCATCCATGCGCCGGAGCGTGTCGCTGACGTCCAGCCTGGCGAATAAATCGTTACGGAGCATACTGATATTTTCTGCCAGCGTCGGGCGCTGAAATTCACTGTCCGCCATGCGTTATCGCACTCCACAGATCATCAAAAGAAATCATTACCGGTCCGTCACGACGCCAGAGAGTGATACTGTTACCCAGTTCATTAATCCCGGTGCGGCGGATATCCAGATCAATACGGGACACCACGCCGTCATCAATCATCCATTGCAGGCATTCGCGGATATACCCCCTTACCGTCTGCACCAGCTGATTGGTCAGTTTGCTGCGCTGAAGCAGCCACAGTCGGGAGCCGTAACGGTCATTCTGTACCGCAGGCCAGGTATCCCCCCACCATCCCATCGGGACGTCGGCATTGTCATCAGGCTCCGCCCGCCGCCAGGTGAACAGGGAAATCACCACGGCGCGGGTCAGCGGATCCAGCGGTGCGCTGGCGCAGGTGCGTTTACCGTTCACCGTCAGCCACAGTTCCATCATGCCTCCATCGCTTTATCAGGTTTGTCGGTGTTACTGCCCTGACCGTTCTCTCTGTGACGATGCCCGTTATAGGCAAGCCGCATCGCTGACATGGTGGTGCCGCCGGAGTCGCACAGGTCTTTCACCTGTCCGGTCACTTCCAGATCCATTTCAAAACGTGCTTCAGGTGCATTGCGAAACGTGATCGTTTTCCCTGCACCGTCCACCACGATCCCCTCCCGGGTCAGCGTCACGGACTGCCCCTGATCGTCATAGACAGCCACCTCACCCGTCTGCAGCCCTTTCAGGCGGTAGCGCCGGTCCGACACCGTAACAACCACCGCATGAGAACGGTCGCCATCCGGAAACAACACCACCGCTTCCGCACCGCTGTTTGCCCTTGCGGTAAAACCGTAGGGTTCAAGATGTTCAACCCCGGCTTTGGGTTCACCGGCAATCAGGGACACATCCACGGTCTGACATTTCGTGGCGGCACTGATGCTTTTCACCACGGCCCGCCCAATCAGGCCGAGGAGTTGTCGCTGCATGGCTTCAATCGTACTCATCAGAACGGGTCCTCCTGTACTCTGGCTTTTTTCTTTTTCCGCGCGCCGGGGGCTTCGGGTTCAGGCAGATAAGCATCAGGTGGGCCGACACGGATTTCCGTCAGGGTGCCATTCTGGTCCTGAGTAAACGTGACTTCCGAGACAAGCAGTTCGGTATTGTCGAAACCACAGACCGGATCGAAGACAATCACCCGCTGGTTGGGCTGCCACAGCGTACCGTTACCCTGTCGCCAGCCCTGCACCACATAGGTGGTTTCATCCGTCCGCGCCGCCCGTTGTCGGGCTTCAAAGTCAGCACGCGCAATACAGCCTGCCCCCGTAGCCTGCCCTGTCTGCCTGATATACATCGGACGGTAACGGGCAATAAATGCATCCTCTGTGCGGGCCCGCAGCGCGGTGGTGGTGGCCTCACCGAAATCATCGTCGTTTCCGGCACGCTGCCCCGCCACCTGGTAAACTGAAAACCGCTCCCGGATACTCTTCTCCGTATCACAGGAAAGGATGTTTTCCCCAAGTACCAGCGCGGTATGTGCCTGCGTTGAGCCAATACCACCAATCACCAGCCTGCCGTGCGGGTCGTCATAAGCCAGCGCCTGCTGCTGACCGAGTATTTTGTTGATCACCTCGATCACCGTTTCACCGTGATCAGGCTGGACATCCGGAATAACACCCGACGGCGCATCGCTGTTCACCACCTCAATGCCGAAAGGCGCAGCAAGCGCCTGCGCAATCTGTACCAGCGATCGTCCGTTAAACTGTGTCGGTTCGGCTGCACAGTCAATCAGGTCAGCAGTCAGACTACGTCCGGCAATACCGGTGCTGACCGAACGGGCATCGTAACGAACGGGGGTCGCCTCCACCCAGCCGGTGATCACCAGCTCATCACCAATCAGCACTTCCACTTTTGAACCATTTTTAATGCGCGGCTGAAGCGTGGTGATACCCTCATCTCCCGGCCACTGGCGGGTGATCTCCACGCTGAAATCCCGCGCCAGCCGTTCAATACCGGCACCGATGCGCACCGATGTCCAGCCATTCCACTCCCGGCCATTTACCCGTAGCGTGACATTGTCGTTCATTGCACTGGCACCTTCAGAGGGATCACCGGCACAAAGCCGGGATGCGTAATGGCATTACGCCGGATAATGTCCGCGTCACGCGCCGCGTTATCAAACCAGGTCGCCGCCAGCACCAGCGCGGGTAAAACCTCATCCGGCGTGCGCTGAATGATCCGAGCAGACTGTTCAAGGCGCGTGTTGATATCCGCATTCAGATCTGCTTTCACCCGGCGCAGCGCCAGAAACAGCGCATCACTGGTTGTACGGGACAACTCCTTATCAATTGCCATATTCAGTGTGTCGCGAATGTCGGTCAGTTCTTCCCACGTTGGCAGGTCAACCGTGTTTTTCACCGCCGGTGCATTGTTCAGCACCGGATGCGTGACGGCAGGCCAGCCGGAGCTCTGCGCGGGTGTTGTTGACTGCCCCACTGCGGCATTCTGCATCACCGTAGAAGTTGTTGGCGCAGGCAATCGGGTGACGGCATACGCCGCTTCGCTGATTGCGGTCGTACGAAGGGTGCTGGCAACCACGTTACGCTGCTGCGTCGCCGTGGCGGTGGTTTTACTGTCCGTTTTCCAGACGCCGCGCGGTTGCAGATCGCTGCCGAGGCTGACACCGGAAAGCGTTTTGATCATGGTGACCAGGTCGCTGGCGTTACCATAAAGGCGTTTCCCGGTACGCCACATTTTCTGCACCTGCTCAACGAAATTTTTGCCTGACGATGGCGGCGGCAGAAGTACCGAGATATCCCCCTGCAACAGCCTGGCGGCATCCGATACGGCAGAATCCACCACTTTCATCGCATCAGAAACATACCCAAGCATTGTGCTGGCATTACCGACGACATCGTTCTGCACAAAATCTGCCACGCCATCGATACTGAAACTACTGAAACTGTCACTGATGCAGTCATCCAGTGCAGAACAGGATGACATCAGCGTCTGCGCCGTCGCCGCACCTGATGTGGGGTAAGAGAGTTCTCCCGCTTCGACAAACTTCAGGTCAAAGCGGACAATACGCCCTTCACTCTTCGATGTGCTGACCCGAAATTCTCCGTCAACACAGACTTTCAGCTCACCGTAAGTCGGATGGACAAGCGTGCCGGGACCGGGTTTATTCAGCGCGTCAATCAGGCGATCGCGCTGGTCAAAGCAGTCATCTCCCACCACATAAGCCGTGATGGACGGGCGGAAAGTGACTTTTCCCAGATCTTCGGTATAGGGTTTGTCGCGGTTCGGGTATTCGTGCGTTTCCACACGGCGACCTGTTCCCGCACTTTCTTCTTCGACCTTAAACGGCACGCCGCGAAATGACGCGTCCTGAAGCCTGTCTTTCCACGTCATATATACTCCGAAAATTAAAAAGCCACCTATTAGAAGGTGGCCTTGTAATGAATTTTATTAATTAGCGAGTCAGAAACAACGAATCTTTATACTTTTGCTGTTGTTCATTTAAATACTTAGCTGTTTCATCGCTGGCAAATGGAAATATTACCGTATTTTTAGGCATGGTAATTTCTTTTTTGTCCAGCGTCAGAGTAAACATAGGAACATACTGAGCAGAGTAACGCACCGCAGAAACGAGCTCTAGTTTAGACTCTTCAACAACACTTAAATTATCCAGGCTAACTTTCTCTTCATCTTTTTTCTTTGACGCATTTAAAGTTTTTATTACTTTATTTAATTTCTCCTGAAAATCCTCCTTAAAGTTTTCAGGATTGCCGTCGACAACAAGAATCTGTTCACCCTGATTATCTGGAAAAATAATCTTTGCACTTATCAATTTATTTTCTTTATAAACATCACCAAGTTTTATGGCTCCTCCAGATAACTGAATAATATGTTCATCTTTAAAGGAGATGTTGCCAGAGATTATGAGAGATGAAAAAATAGCCGCTGCTCCAAGAATTACACTTGCTGTGATATAGCCTTTCATTTTTCGCCTATTAACATTTTTCTAAATGTGCATTAATTCTATCACTCTATTTATGACTTACAACCAGCAATACCTGTGAGGGGAATCCTGGCTACCAAAATCGGGTATAGCCAACATCGTGATTTATATCAATGCCACTGGAGCGTGTTTCCGTAACCCGCATACCTGATGGCATATTTATAAATGATACCTTGATCTCACCATCAACTTTTGGCGCGGTAGCTTTATTAATCATGAAGGGATTCGGGCCTGTGGCACCGGAGGCGTTGTTTGCCTGAGCCGGATCCACCTCCGGATAAGGAGTGTATCCCCGTGGCGGTATTCCCGTCCCATAAGCATCATAAGCACCCGCGCCCCACTGCGCCGAGTTAATGGCATCGACCGTGTCACCGGAACTGTCGGTAAACCATTCAATAATCGGCTTCAGCTTATCCCACATATCCTGAAACCACTTAACAACCGGTCCCCAGTTATTGATCACCATCCCCAGCGGCGACCAGGCAAAAACCTTCTTAAGAAGTTCCCAGCCAGTCTCAAAATAAGGACCAATGGTTTCCCAGAGTTTCTTAAAATAAGGTCCGACAACATCCCAGTTAGTGATAATTAATCCCGCAGCCAGGGCTATCGCCGTCGCAATCATGCCAATCGGCGTCATCGACATGATCCTGCTGACAATACTGATGGCACTGCCCACGCCCATCAATCCCAGTTTCAGAATCGCAAGACCGGCAGCAAGCCCGACGACGCCGCGAATAACCCGGGGATTTTCATCCGCAAACTTCGTGAATTTCTCCCCCAACTCCCCCAGCCATTGTGTGATATTTTTAGCGTCACCAGAAAATGCGCCGCCAATAGCCGCAAGGCCGTTAGTTGCGGTCCCCGTCATTGCCTCCCACAGGTTGGACAGCGTACCAAGCTGAGCCTGAACACGTTTATTCAGGCTGGCCTGTTTATTCATCTTCTGCTGGATCTGATCGTAGCCATCCTTTCCTTTATCGATCAGCGCATTGACCACCTGAAGGGTTTCGGCATCATCACCAAATATTGCCTTAAGTACACCTGTTCGCTTAACGTCGGTAAGTTTTCGCAGCTTTGCCAGTTGCCTGAACATGTTATCAAGACCGCCAAAACTTCCTTTGCCGTCAGTAAAATCGAGCTGTACCCCGAGTTTCTGACGGGCCATAACTTTATTGACGTCCCTGATTTTCTTAACGCTTAATCCGGACTGGATAACTTTTCGCAGGGCATTACCTGCCGACTCCCCGTTCATCCCCATCTGATCCATCATGACGCTGATGGGGGCAAGGCTCTGTGCAGCCTGAAGACCGTCCTTGTTCACCATCTTCAGAACAGAGCTGGTTTTAGTGAAGAAGGACAACATGTTGGTATCGTCAACGCCCAGATAAAACGCCTTCTGGATAGTGTCGAACAGCCCCATCATGTCTTCTGACGCCGTTCCGGTAGCATCCTGCATCTTTGCGGCAAACTCAGCAGCCGCTTCCGGTGTTTTTTTCAGTTGTACCGCAAGAAAAGCTGTCGCTTTACCCACACCGCCAAGAATGTTTTCTGCCGGGATCCCCTGACGCACCAGCATCTGCATCATGTTCTGAAAATCAGCTGTTGTACCGGGTAGCTGGTTACCCAGGCCAATAGCCAGTTTATTGATGTCCTGAAAGCGCTTTCCAACCTCGCCGTTCGCATCCATCATGGCGACTTTCAGCCCGGTGGCGGCGTTTTCCTGATCGGCATAAGATTTCAGGGAAAGCGTCAGACCCGCTGCCAGTCCGCCACCAAGCGCCAGCCCACCCTGTGACGCTTCTTCCGCCTGGCGTTTAAATCCCCGGATTTTCTTTTGCATTTTCGACAGCGCGGGAGAAAGCCTGTCGACACCGGTGATCAACGCCTTAAGCTCAAATTCAGCCATGTGTGCGTTTCTCCTGCTCTATCCTGTTTGCCTGACTGACCAGCAAGGGAATTTCACTGATCGGCATATTCAGCAATTCGAAAGGATTAATGCGCCAGTAGCTGGCGCAGTCAAAGAAGCGATCAGTGAGGTATTCAGCCGTCAGGCCTGGAGGAAAAAACCAGCCACAAGCCACGCCGCTGCATTCAGGTCTGCCGGAGACATCTGGTCGACAGAGCTTTGCGGCACTTTCGCCAGCCGCACAATGTATTTCGATACCACATGCGCCAGAAGTCTGACGGACTCATCCTGATTCATCTGGTAGGGATACCCCAGCTCGCGGACATCCTTCCCGGTGGGCTCATCAAACTCCAGTACAGAGAGTGTCTCGCCATGAGCGGTAATCGGTTTCTTTAACTCAAGCTCTTTCATTACTGGTAATCCCCTTCTTCACCGTGGAACTCAAGATCGACCGTGCCTTCTTCGGCATTATGGTTCGCTTCGCCGTGCAGCCAGGCAGACGACAGTACATAGACCTGACCGTTCGCCAGCTCGGCAGTGATAGTCATCTCATCAGACGAGGTGATTTTGCTCACCGGAAAATTCTTCGGCACCTTGAAAGTCCCTTTGACATAAGGCGCACGGTGAGTTTCCTTGCGGTCCACTGAACCGTCCAGGCCGATGATGTCATCATTGACCGTCCTGTTCATGGGCACCTCAATGCCGCCGGTCAGCGATAGCTGTTGACCGTCAATTTTGAAATAACAGGTTCCCCCGATACGGGCCATTATGCAGACTCCTCTGAATACTGAAGACGGAACTGGTTAACCACGGCAAAGACACGCAACTGGTTAACATAGTCAGGCGGGAACAGCGTGTTCAGGCGGTTCGGATCGCTGGCATCACGCTCCACAACCAGGTACTGCTTAAACAGTTCGTAGTTTTCCACGATCCCCGCACGCTCAAGCTGACGGTAGGTTGCCAGCAGTTCCCCTTTGATCACCGCCGGTGTGACAATCGCCTGACCGGGACCAAAGCGGGTACCGTCGCTGGCAAGCTTGTGACGCCCGTACTTACTGGTAATGACGGATTTCAGTTTGCGCAGTACATACGCACTGGTATGCAGCGTCTCGCTGTCGAGGTAGCTGTTATCCGCAACCCCGTAAGCATTTTTCCTGTACGTGGTGACATCACGCTGAATGCGCAGCACCCCACTTTCGACATACGCCGTTGCCACGCCATGAGACAGCAGGGTCTGCTGCTCGGTCATCGTGAACCGTTTCCCCTTCGGCGCAGGCAGCATACCCACCAGCTCACCGGTCTGCGTGGGACGTGCCGGATCGTTGCGGATAAACACCGCTGCGCGGGCGGTACGGCTTGCCGCCAGCTCGTCGGCAGGCGTCTGGGTCTCTTTTTCGTACCCCGCCAGGGTGATGTGCTGCTGGTTAAACTGGTCACCTGCGGTCACCAGTTCTGACAGCGTGCCGATCTTTGCCGTATACACATGACCATACAGCTGACGCGCATAGCTCCAGCGACCGCTGGTATCGTTCATCTCGGCCACCAGCGTGTTAACGGAGGCCGTGTCGTTGAACGGCAGACCGATATAATCAAACGGCTCATCCGCCATTGCAGCCACCGCACCGGTGAGAACCGGAGCGCCCGTTCCGGCGGTCCCCGTCGCCACGGCAATCTGTACACCCGCTGGCAGCACTTCGCCCCCACCAAAGCCGTAGTAATTGAGGCTGACAGGAATTTCATTCCCGCAAAGCCCCTTATGACGCGCGGTCAGTGTGACCACGCCTGCCGAAGATGAGGCCGTAAACGGCAGGGCCGGAACGGCATTGATGGCATCTTTGATACTGCTGGCAATCGTCGTGACGTTATCGCCGTTGGTCACCGGTGCCTGCACGCGGGTACGTCCCACATACACATTCACCGTGCCGGTTTCGGTTGCTGCTCCGGTCACCGTCAGCGTAACCGTTGCCGCCGCGCCTGTGGCTTCCGGAACGGCAATCACATACAGCTCGCCAAACGGGTCAGTCTGGCGATAAGCCTCGACCATACGCGCCAGCTGACTTCCCGCACCACAAATCTGGCGTGCATAGTCTGCCGACGGCATCAGTACCAGACTGTTGGCAACAATCTCTGCACCGTTATTGGCATGACCAATCAGCAGCGATGCTCCGCTGTCCTGTGCAGTATTCGCCGCCTGGTTATCCATTTCCGCATAAAACAACGGAACCAGCGTATTCGACGGAATGGTGTTAAAGCTTATCGTCATCGGTATTCACCTTTTTATTCACGCGCCGGATATCACCCGCTGCTTCACGGCGCAGCCAGTAGTTATTCTCATCAACATTTCGCCCTTCGGCGGGCAAAAGGTCGCCGCGGGCAGGGTCAGGAACTGACCGCCCTTTAACAGGTTTGACAAACATGAGGATCCTCAGGAAGGAAGGGTTATTTCGGTGTGATGTTCGATATCGCCGTCAGGCCCGTTACCGGGCTCGAGATAATCAACATCAATCGCCAGCGTTTGCAGTTCATCCAGACTGTTCAGATCATCCTGCTGGCGGGTATCGTCTTCAGTCAGCTCGCTGATGACCGAAAAATCGAACTGATAAATCAGCTCATGACGATTCAGATCCAGCAGCGTGCCGCCGTCATAGGTAATCGGGTTACCGCACGCCTCCGGGTTCCAGCCCAGCAGAGCCTTAAAGAGCATCTGCCGGACATCGTCCACCACATCATACGAGGCAAACTGACCGCGCTCATCACGCCCGTTACTCAGTATGACAACCACGGAGAAGCCCTCTTTCAGCTCCTGCCAGTAGTCGGTCTGGCTTTTGTTTTCTCCCGGAGAGTCATCACCCGGTACCACATACGCCGCCGGGAGTCTCAGCTTTCCGACCTCCGGCAGATTTTTGAACTGGGCCGCGCCTGCCACCCGGTTTTCAAAATACGGACAGCGGGCACGCAGTGCAGCAATAACAGGCGTCAGTTTCATCTGTGTCGTCGCTCCGGCTTCAGTGATTTACGCAATTCCCGCGCCAGAAAATAGCGTGTCCAGCTGCGGTTCTTTTCAAGCGTTTCCACCATGAAGTTATTACGTGGAGCCAGTCGCCAGCCGCTGCCACCGGATGCACCACGATGATGACTACGACGACGTTTTGCTCCTCCCCGGACACCAAAAAACAGAAACGCCGGATAGAAGTCACCAGAGATCATCCGGTTCCCCTTCCCGTTGCGCTGGTTAGGGGCAATGCGTGTCATAAAACCGGCTCGCTTTTTACTGGCTCTCGGCACCATGTAACCAATCGAACGAGCCAGGCGTCCGGTCTGATAACCGGGGTTTTCACCCGGTGCCGACCGCGCACGGCGCATCACCAGCCGACGGGCATCACGCATATGACGCTGACCAATCGTGACAAACGCCCGCCGGACACGGGCGCGGTTAAAGCGCATCTCCGCGGGCTGCTGAAAATCAACGTGCAAAAAGGAAGTCGTCATTGTTGCCTCCGTGACTCTGCCTACATTCGCCCAGCTCCGTACACTCCAGCAGCAGAAAGCGCCGCGCCCCGTTCAGATCGCGCTGACGTTTCACCCGGTACACACTGTCACCGCAGACCACCTCATAATCAGCGGTGATCCCCCGGCGGTAACGAATGGTGATGTAATGGGTGATGGCGTCCCCGGTCTGCGCGGTTTCCTGCCAGGTGGTGGCACTGGTCTGGATAACCTTCGCCCATGTCCGGAACGTAACCGGGTATTGAGGCTCCACGCCAAAGTTATCCGCGGGCATATCCACCCGCAGGCGGATCAGGACGCGTTTATTCAGTTCACCGGGGTCCGGCAGAATGTAGGTTGCGCTGGTCTGCGCCTGACGAATTTTCATTGCGGAAAGTACCTGTACGGGCCGACAAGCCAGCCAAAACTCTGCGGCATGTCGAGTTTCTCCACTTCCGTAACCGACGAGCGGTTTTCGTAAAAATGGCTGATAAGCATCAGCATCCCCAGACGAATATCATCCGGCAGGTGCAGCCCGTCCGGATCGCTGTCCGGAATGGTTTCATCCGGTGCATAGAGCTTCCGGTTCAGATACGTTTCCGTCCGCTTTTGTGCCGCACAGGCCAGCAGTTGCAGATGGCGGTCATCAGCATCGAAATCCTCATCCAGCCGGAGTTGGGCTTTAATCTCTTCCATTGTCAGAAGCATACTCAGCCCTCTTTACTGGTCGTGGCTTTTTTCTCTTTTGTCGCTTTACTGCTTTTTGCACTGGTTCCGCGCTCTGCTAACCCGGCCTGAAGTGCAATCTCCTGCACCCGGGCAGGAAGCGCCCCGTCGTCATACTCACCGGCCCGAATGACCTCAACACGCATACCGTCCGGTGACCATTTCAGATCTTGTTTCAGGATCATGATTCTTCACCCGTCAGAACAGGGGGCGCGGTTCCGCGCCCCTGAGTGATTACGCCGCTGCAATCTTCAGCAGTTTGATGGCCTGCGAATCGACCAGCATCCCGCCGGTGCGCTTGGTGGTATAAAAACCGACAAACGGTTTATTGGTGTACGGGTCACGCAGAATGCGGGTGCCGATACGGTCAACGATGGTGTAACCCCGTTTGAAGTTACCAAATGCAATGGCTTTCGCATCAGCGGCGATATCCGGCATCTGTTCGTTTTCAGCGATACCGTAACCCGCCAGAGAGGACGGCTGCCCCAGTTCCAGCCCCGGACGCCACAGATAGTTACCCTCGGTGTCTTTCAGCAGACGGATGGCAAACAGGCTGTTGTTGTTCATCATGAACTTCGCGCCAGTGCGGTGTGCCTTACGCAGCGTGTAAATCAGTTTGATAATGGCGTCTGCGGTCACCGCAGTCGCGTCGCCGGATACAATATGCTGAAGTTTGCCGAACGCCCGGACCTTGTCGGTTTCATCAGTGGATTCATACGCCAGGAACCCTTTCGGCTTCTTGGTGCCATCGCCTGAGGTAAAGGCAATTTCTTCCTGTTCGGCAAATTCGGTTGCCAGCTCGCTGTTGATCCAGGCCTCCACGTTGAAGAAGGCATCGTCCAGCATTTTCTGGGTAGCCTGCGGGTTGCCGTAAATTTCCCCCATGAGAGGTTCAATCAGCTCCAGTCTGGAGGTGGCAGTCTGGGATCGCGTATCCGTTTCCCCCACCCATCCGGAAGCCGTACCGCCCAGATTCACCAGTTTTTTGTAGTCGGAACCGCCAACGGTGATCACCGTGGCTTCCTGACGCATCACCACTTCATCTTTCAGCAGGTTAAGAATGTTGCGATCCAGTTCTTCCGGCACGGCGTAGCCACCGTCTTCATCGGTACCCACCTGCAATGCCTTACGCTCCAGATCGCGCAGACCGTCTTCACGGCCTTTACGCAGGAAGCCCACAAACGCCTCTTTATGCTCGGTGGCCAGTTTATTTTGCGCTCCACCAGCCGGACGTTTCAGCTCAAGCAGCTCTTTTTCAAGGTCGCTTTTGAGATTTTCCAGCTCGCTGAGTTTCCCGTTCAGGGTTTCCACCTGCCCGGCAAGCTTGCCTTTTTCCTGCTCAATCGCATCCACGCGCTTGTCGTTCTTTGCTTTGAAGTCGTCAAACTTCTGCTGCAGCTCCTGCGCGACCTGTTCGACATCTTTAATATCAACCGCCATCGTATTTCTCCTGATTAGAAGTTCAGATTTTTCAGTGCATTCAGTGCAGAGCCCACATCCTCAGCGTCGCGCAGGGACAGTGCGCCATAGCCCCCGGCCATGAATGCTTTGGCCTGGGTACGGGAGAGTCCGACATCACGCAGGACTCTTTCGATTTTTTTCTGTTCGGGGATTTCCCCGCGGGCCAGTGCGTTCTTGACGTCGCTGATCCGCGCCTCGTCGTTAGACGGGAACGTCACCAGGCTGACTTCCCAGAGGTCGATTTCTTTCAGCAGAAAGGCTTCTTTGCTCCGGTCGTATTCCCAGTCTTTCAGGACGTACCCAATAGAAAGGCCGGTTAACGAACCGGCCTTCATGTGTGCATGTGCGCGTTTTGCGAGGGGATCATCATCAATAAGCAACCGTCCCCTGACGTAAAGCCCGACATCGTCTTCCTTCATTTCGGTGTAAACACCGATGGGTTCATCCATGCGGTGCTGCCAGAGCAGCGCAGGTAACGCTTTTCTGTCACTCCACGCCCGCAGGGAAGCAGCAAATGCCCCGGACATCACCACATCATCGTGGCTGTCCTTTACACCAAAGACGGAGCCATACCCTTCAAACTCACCGGAGTCACTGACAGATTTCAGACTCAGCGGTACATCAAGACGTTGTTTCGTCTGCATTGGCGTTATCCTTCTGCTTACCGGCTTTACTGCCATCGGAGGGTTTCGTGGTCATGTTCATCGGTGTGAGATAGACATCACCACCGGGACGCGGATTCATATCTTCCAGGTCGCGGCAGTCATTGGGAGAGTAAATTCCCCAGTTGATCCCGGTGGCGTAGGCTTCAAAACGGGACTTCATATCCCCGCGCAGTAACGCCCCGGCGTTAAATTTGGCGTAATAAACGCCCTGCTTACTTTTTCGTACCAGTCCGGTGTTGATCCGCTGTTCGATGCGGGTCAGATACGGCACCAGTGAATAGTTGATAAATCCCAGCCCCAGCTCTTCGATATTGTTGAAGGTGGCGCGATCGGTGTTCTGCACCATGTGCAACGGCACCCGGAACAGACGACAGATTTCTTCAAGCTGAAACTTGCGGGTTTCCAGGAACTGGCTGTCCTCGGCGTTCAGCGCCATCGACTTCCAGTCCAGCCCCATCTCAAGGATCATCGGGCGGTGAGCATTGCCAAGCCCGGTGTGACGCTCCTCAAAATCTTTCTTCAGGCGCTCATAAGCCTGATCTGACAGCGTCTGCTCTGTACGCAACACACCCGACGTCACCGCGCCATTGCTGAACAGTCTGGCCCCGTGCTCTTCGGTCGCAGCTGCCAGCGATATTGCCTCGCGGGCATAGGCGATGGGATTCAGCCCCACCAGTCCGTCCAGCGTCAGCGTGCGCACATGCCAGATATCCTCCTGGCTCAGTACATCCGTGGAGCCATCCGGGAATGTGACCTGATAGATCGGCTCCCAGCTACTGTTAAGCTTCGGTACCACACAGCCGGGATCGACGGGCAGCAGTTCAGCCACTTCGCCAAATGCTTTCACTTTGTAGGCGTAAAAGTTTCCCCGCAGGCACAGACAGGTGACCACCAGCTCCCAGAACTCCTGCGGCGTCATATAGCCATTGGGATGCGTGGAGATCAGTTTATGCAGACGTTCGCCGGTGGCTCTCTGCTTCAGGCTGCCGTTCAGGTGATACAGATTGCAGGGCAACATCCCGACCGACTCTGCCAGCACTCTGACGCAGGAAAAAACCGCCGTCAGTCGCATGGCCCGCTGGCTGCTGATCTGCTTTCCGGTATAGGTGTCGTAGGACAACCCGATAGCATCCGCCAGCTCTGCTGGCGTGGTCACCGGTGCGTCACTTTTTCGTTGAAATAATCCCGAAAAGAACACTATTTCCCTCCGCCGACAGACGACTGTGTACGGTCGAGATATCGCGCCACCAGCCACGACCAGAACAGGCACAACGCCCCAGCAACCACAAACCCCGCCGGGGGATAAATCAGCCAGGCACCATACGCCAGCAAAAGCGCCCCCAGCACGCCCACCAGAGGCGCGAGAATCAGCATGATCATAATTACCTCAGTTAAAGCGAGCGGATCCCATAGGACTCAATGTGGTCAGACAACGTGTCTTCTTTCTCGTACAGCATGGCTCTGCCAACCGCCATAATCAGCGCAACTGCACCATCGATTTTGTTTTCCGCCTGCTCTTTGACGGGCTTCACCACATCATCGTTACCCGGAATGGTTTTGCCGACCACGTTGCCGATACACCAGGTCATGATGGGATTGCCATCATGATGAAAGCGCCCCGATTCAATTGCCGCTTCCAGCTCTTTCATCGGGTCGGACATGTTGGTGTAGTTCTGAATGATAGTGATGGGGTTCAGGTCTTCATCAGCAAGGTCATGTGACAACCCGGTCGCCCCGAAGGGGTCGATGGGTGACTCACTGACCGGGCTGATTTTGTTCGCCGCTTTGGCCTCCTCGAGGATGTAGCGATAATCCACCTCCGCACCATCGGTAACGGTCAGAACGCCCATTTCCACCCATTTCTGAAAGCGTTCGGCTGTCCGTCGATCTTCATTTTTCTCGACGCTGTACACCGTGTCATACGGTACCCAGAAACGCGGGGCCACACTGTAGTAATGCGTTTTACCGTCAATCTCGCGGGTATAAAGTCGCGCCATGCTGTTCATATCCAGCTTACGCGCCAGGTCAAAGGCCAGAATGCACGGCTGCCCCTCGAACTGCTCAAGGGTCAGTGATTTATCCTCGCAGCTCTGCCAGCTCACCAGGTTGAAATACGCCGAACGCGCCGACACCCAGATATTGAGGTGTTTTGTTTTAAAGACGTTTGCCAGACGGGCGTTATTTTTCGCACGCTGCTGCTGGCTTAACAAAAACTCGCGATAAACCGACACACCAATATTCGGGTTAGCTTTTTCCAGCACCTGCGGGTCGGTCCAGTCATCGCCTTCGTCAACGGTATAGATAATCCCGAACAGTTCATCGTTGGGTACCGAACCGTTGAGCATCTCGATAACTTCCCGCCGCTTGTCGTAGCACGGCCCCTCAATGTTGTACCCGGCGGTGGTGATGGCCCACATCAGTGGCTGACGTCGCGCGCCCATCCCGGTAAGCATCGTGGTATAAAGCGCATCGGTGGCGTGCTCGTGATATTCATCCACCACGGCACAGTGGGGTGATGAACCATCACCGGGGTTACCGATCAGCGGTTCAAACCGCGCGCCATCCTCCGGACGGTTCATGTTTGAGGCGTTAACCTCAATCCCGAACGCTTCCGTCAGCATGGGTGTGCGTTTACACATCAGTCGCGCCGGGCGAAAGACTTCCCACGCCTGTTTCTCTGTCGTGGCACCGGAATACACTTCCGCGCCAAACTCGTTATCACAGGCAAAACAATACAGGGCAACACCGGCAGAGATTGCCGATTTGCCGTTCTTACGGGGGATTTCGGTATACACCTCCCGGAAGCGGCGCAGCCGGGAGCCTTTATTGACCCAGCCAAACGCACAGCAGATCACAAAGAGCTGCCACGGCTCCAGCGTGATGGGCATCCTCTTGAATGCCCACTCCCCCTTGGTGTGCGGCAACAGCTGAATAAATTTGGCAGCCCGTTCAGCCAGGTCCTTGTCGAAGCGGTAACGAAACGACTTACTTTTTTCCGCCATCAGGTCATCAAGATGGCGCTGGCAGGCCTGAATCACAAACTGGCAGGCCACAATCTTTCCGCGCACAACATCACGGGCATACTGATTGGCAGCATTTACGTTGGGGTAAGATTTCCGGCTCATGACTCGATGATTTTCAGAAACGGGTTAGTGGCTTTCTTCTGCCCCGCCAGGCCAATCAGACGCTGGCGGCTGCTGGGGTCGAGTCCGAGCATTGCCCCCGTGCTGCTCATCTCGGACTCCTGTTCTTTTTTGGCGGTCAGCTCCGGATTTTTGACCCTGCCGCCCATTGCACCGGTGATGGTGTTGCCCTGTATGGCAATATTTTTCACGGCACGTCGCCAGAACTCATAGGCCACGCACCACCGCTCAAGCACCGCGAGGTCAGTCACGCACAACAGGCCCTGACCGCAGAGTTCTTTGGTTGTCAGTTGCCACATGATCGTGGCGAGAGGGAGATTTTCTTCTGCGAACCACTCCGGTGGCTCAACACCTTTGATGGGCGTAAAAACAGGTTCATCTTTATTCAGGGCTCGCTTGCCGGGGTTTCCGGCCAGCGCCTTGCGCGCCGTTGGCTTGGGGCGACGCCCGGAACGCCCCGCCGTTCCAGCCATATGCGGCACTCCTGGTTAAATTTCATTTTTCGCGGGTATAAAAAAACGATGGGGCGGGCAGTCCGGAAGACGTCAGGCTGCAGGGATTTGACCCGCCCCTCCCCTCAGACAGTTGAGAATTATTATCACTTTAACCGTTCACGGGCCGTCTTCGCCTTATGACACGGCCAGCACAGACTCTGCAGATTACTGTCAGCATCAGTGCCGCCATGCGCTTTAGGGATGATGTGGTCAACAGTTTTCGCCTCACGCACCACACCAGCACGCAGACATAATTGACACAGGCCTTTGTCACGCTTCAGAACACGCGCGCGGATACTGTCCCACTTCGAACCGTAGCCGCGCTGATGACGGGATTGTCCAGGTTTGTATTGCTTCCAGCCTTCGCTTTTGTGGCTTTCGCAGTAGCCTGAAGGGTCAGTAGTGGTATGGCGGCAGCCGCGAACACGGCAGGCTTTCGGGGTTCGTGGCGGCATTAATGCTTCCCTTTAAGTTATTACGATGGAACAGACCATAGAAATGGCAATAAAAAACCGCCCGGAGGCGGTTCAATTATCATCTCGATAAACTAAATCAGATCACCAATGTATTTTGCACTAATTGAAATTTGCATCTGAGGCATTCCGACCACAGATCCATTTAACAGGTAATCACGTCCTCGTTCCTGCAAAGAAAGACTCAATTCAAAGTTCTTTACCCCAGGGAAAACCGAGGTGACATTTAAATCATGCTGCGATACGCGCAGAATAAGTTGGCTACCGTCAATTTTTCCCTGATACGTAAAACCAAAATCTCCGCCGTTTACTGCATTGTTTTTGACAACTACGGTACCATTACCAAAATCACGTTGATTGCTTCTGAAAACAACAAAATAGATACCATCTTTCATGTGTAAAGCCCTTTAAAAGAGTCACCAAAATCAGGTGCTTTGTATCTATTGGGCCATCACATATCAAATCAAGGAACAAAACAAAGTTAACATCATTTTTTTTGCATGATGTGACCACGCTCAACTTCAATCCTTCTGATGTCAGCTTTATCGGTATTACACTGCGCCAATGCAGACAACAAGGCGACATTCAGATCTAAGCTCGAGCCCCACGTAAAATGATCAGGTAAATCAGGCTGAGGGGTTTCAGCCGTCAGGCTGGCTGGTAACGGAACTACCGGAACCTGGACGTAAACTGTTCGCGTACTTCCGCAACCGGTCAGCAGCGGCAGCAGGCACAGGACGTGAAGCACAATCATCATCCGCAACAGCCACTTTGATATCTTCCTGGGTTCTCTGTGACTCCAGTGCGATCTGCTGTTTTGCATGTTGATTCGCCTCCTGAATGATGTTCGTTATTGCCATAGTACGCAGAACATTCGCGGTGATAGCCTCAGTAGAATCAGCTCGCTGTTCCGCAGCATCAGCACGCTTCTGCTCCTCCAGAAACTTTCCATGATAGTGATTCGCTGACCAGACAAGACCACCAGCGACACAAGCAATAAACGTTAAAATGAGCGCCCAATAACTCATCTTCATACCAGCAGCGCCGCCCGCGCCTTGTTGTATCGGACCTTACGATCCTCAATACCGTTCAAACCGCCGTTAATGATGCGCGTAACACGGTTAATATCGGCACCGTAGATCATGCAACCTTTAGAGGTGTAGAACCATGCAGCTGAGCGCGCAGCCTGTAGTTCCTGTTCCAGTTGTTCAGGTGAAGTCACCAGATCTAACTTCAGCGCCGCGCCACAGATGCGATAATTATGGAGGCCAGTGATTTGAATTAATCCTCTACCACGATATTTCCAGCCATCACCTGGTGCTTTGTTACCCAGTCGGTTGCTATACACCAGATTGGCAATAGCATCCTGACGAGCTGCATGTCCGGATGTTCTGCCAAGGGCATCAGCCTGCTGCTGTGTGATCCTCTTTCCGAACGTCGCCACAAGCGCAGATGGTGTGTAGTTAAGATTTTCAACTACGGCGCTAAACCCCATCGACTCATGGCCTACCTGAGCGATAAACATTGCCTGATCCGCTGGTGCTGTAATGCCGAATTCCTTCATCGCCGCATCAATGTGCGGAAACCAGCGCGCAGCCAGCCCGGCGCTAATACCAGCCGCCTTTTGAAATAATTGTTGGTTCATTAGTGCCTCAGATGATCAACCAGACGTGCAACGTTGCCTCTGACAGCCACCAGCACGGAAAGAAAAATAGTGTTCGCCACGATAATGGGCCATGAGGAATGGGGATAAATCCCACAGAGATAGGCCAACGGAACAGCACTGTATGTAACAGTAATCAGCCAGGCTAAACGTGAAACCCAAGGACGATGCCGCGAATCACCACGACGATAAAACATCAGAGTAATAACAACACAAGCACATAACAGCGCATTTATAGTTGCTGTCGGGTCATTTAGCTCCACCTGAACCTCCCCGGCGCGTTATGAGCGCCACCAGCGAGCCGATATCCTGATTATTCAGGAACGTCAGGATTTTAACGGCTAAAGCAGAGACGATTACGGCACCAATAGCATCCAGAGGTTTATCACTGTATCCGGTCAAGTTCGCCAGCTTGGAGCCAACCAACCCAGAGCAAAGAATCCCGGCAATATATGACACGATAAAATATGCCAGTCGGCGCGATGCACTCAGATCTGCAGCTGTTGCTATGTAGAATACAGCCCCTGCAAATGCGCCAAATACAACGCCGTAATCAGTTCCGGTCAGCAGTCCATAAACACTGGCACCCGTCAGGGCACCACCAGCCAGCCCAGTACCGGAAATCGGATCGGACATTTAGCCCCCTCTTAATTGCTGTTGGTCCTCTCAGAACGAGGGGAAACAAAAAAGGCCGCATTAAGGCGGCCTTGGTAAGGTATAGTTTTTTTAAGATAAACTTTGATTGATATACTCATGACACCCAAAAATAAAGGCGTTTTGTGCATCAATAAATGACTTTTTTTCTTCCGGAGTAAAATACCCTTTTGTAAAACATACTTTTAGCGCTTTTTGAAGATCTGCCGTCAGGGTTATCAACTTACAACCTTCCTCATCAGGCCTTATTAATAGAAGTAATTTATTTTTACTTATTTCAGCGGCCTTTATTGGAACTTGAATCTCCTCAGGGAAAACACCCTTAGCCAATATATCCATATTCTTATTTCCGACCAGATGCCATTGCTCAAATGTGCTGGCCAACATAATTACGTCTGTCACATGCTCAGCGCCAGCAAAACGTATTTGTTGCGCCAATTCTTTATTAGTATTCAAGTGAGCCTGTAATGTGGCTAAGGCAAAATTTTCTTTGATTGCCCTGTATGCAACCCAACCAGTTATTCCTGCGGCAATAACGCCTGCAAGAGCAGTAATGAGTGTTTCAAAAGGAAAGGAAGAACTGATTTCAATTGGCGGTAATTTTTCTATTACCAAGGTCAACTCGCCAGTAGTTTTTTCGAAAGCGTACGGTACGTTTTGCCAAGTCATGAAGCCTCCTGAGTTTCAGAGGAATCATAACAAAAAAACCCGCTCAATGGCGGGCTCTTAATGTTGTGTTGCTCAGTTCGCTTTAACGTCCCGAGCCTACCACAATTTAAGCACTTTCTTGCTCACTCTGCAACTTAAATCTGTCGCTATTTGTGCCGAATGCGTCACAAACTGGAGCGTACAGGATCGATTCTGCAAGACTTAGCCAAGTGTCAATGCGTCGACGACAGGTGATCAGCGGCCAGTCAGGATGTTTAGCCTGCAGTTCATTGGCCATCTGCAACTTGCTCTTACGAAGACGATACCGGTCAACAATCACGCTATAGAGCGATCGGTAGTCATCATTCATCAGTACTGAAGCAATGACACCGTCCACTAACAACCCTTCTTCATCTGAACAGAACGCCAGGCCGCTTTTATTTTTGCTGTTGAGAATTTCACGCAGGTACGCTTCAAGTTCAGGCTTGGTGATACCCGCTATCTTCATCCGGCGTAGCGCTTCATTGATAGCTGTCTTGGTGATTTTCCCGGATGCCAGAAGCTGGTTAAACATGTTTCCACCACTACCACCGCCGATATAAGACCAGCGGCCCCACATGCGCAACTTGCCTTGTATCCAGATACTTTCCAGAGTACGAAGGCGAACCATTTCACCTGATTTGCCAACTTCAGAAGGATTAATCATTTAGCATTCTCCACTTACGCCAGTACGCCTATTGCCAGCGCACGATCGATAAAACGAAATATCAGCTCCAGCTGGGAGCCATACTTCTCTTCAAATGCCACGGTATCCGCATGCAGCTCGTCGTGATGCTTTCTGCACAAAGGCAACACAAAGAGGTCATGCGCTTTTGTACCCATTCCACCCTGACCGTGGCCTATCAGGTGGTGGGGATCATCAGCAGGCTTTCCACAACATGCACACGGCTGTGTCTTAACCCAGCGCGTGTACTTTTCATTAACCCAGCGGCGACGTTTCGGGCGTAACATAAAAGACTCCGGCGACTCCGGATCCACTTTCAGCGCCAGCACCTTTTTCGCTTTATCCTGGATGATGCTGGTGGCAGGAACCAAAGGCACAAGGTCACTTTCCCGGGTGACAGACGGCACAACAGGCTTCGGTAATCTCAGAGCCTTACGGGCTGCACTTTCCGGTAAGGCATCCGCCAGGTCATTACGAACCAGCCACCAGCACAGTTCCGGCATTGTCATAACGTGACTATCATCAAAACCGAGATCCCGACGCACGACAGACAACACCCAGCGAGCACAGTTATCCGTTGCCATTGATTCCAGCCGTTCCGTGAACTGATCGCGCAGCTGGTTATCGCAGTGCCAGCACAGACGGATTGCGCCCGGAGCGTGTCGCATTGTGGTCATGTTCTCGCTGTGCCAGTCGGAATGAGGCCACTGGCAGCCTTTTTCACGAAGTAACCAGCTTTCAAGACATTCCACGCCACCAGCACGACGGATCACTGCCTCATTGCGGAACACGGCCCGAACGGCAGGATCATCCGCCAGCGGTTGTGATGCAGCCGGAACGGCACCACTGGCGAAAGATGAATAACGTTCCGGCTCAGGCTCCAGCAGGACACGCCCCTGCATAAACAGGGGCATCAGCTCTGAACCTGGCCTGAACAATACGATCCCCATACGCGGGGCAATTTCAGGGGTCAGTAGTGCTCTCACGGTCACCTCAATGAACGGTATCGAGCAGCTTTAACAGCTCAGGGAATCGGGATTCGAAGAAGTGCGGCTGCGTCTCGCGCGGATTTGCGGGACTGGTGATGTTCTTGCCGAACATGCAGCCTTTCGCTGTCAGCGACCAGAATTTTTTGATGTTGTTAATCGCGGTACGGCTGTATCGTTCGCGTTGTTCAACGATCCCCTGCTTCGCCATCTGGTGATATGCCTGATTAGCCGTCAGGCGGATACCATACTGTTTCAGCAGTGCACTCAGCGACAGCGTAGGGCGACTTGAGCCATCAGGCGCGTCAGCAGGAGCATCAATGGCATAGCGTGGTGCCAGATTCGGTAAGCCAACAGCCTCCTGGAGTTTCTGACAGGCCCCAAGCACAGATGAGTTAGACAGGTTTAACTCCCGGCGCATAAAGTCCAGCAGAATCACGCCAGCCTGCATCTTGTCAGCAGCCTGTCCGGATAATTTTTCAGGTGCGCTGGTTACCATATCGAAAGTACGGATCACCTTCAGATGGAATGACGGGCTGATCCACATTGCATAGGCATACACCAGTTCTTTGCAGACATACGTTCCCCGTTCATTTCCCCCATGAATCACACTCACCGGGTCAACACCCAAATTCTGGGTGTTGGTCAATTCATGAACAAGTTCAACAGTTTGTTGGCTGGAAAGAAACTTTCCTGGCTCCTTGGTTCTGGCATTTGCACCAGATGCTACTGCTGCGCGATGCAGATCGTTCAGGCTGTAACGTCCATAAGCATCACGACGAACTTCAATACCATCAATGACCATCAGATTATTCATACTTCGTTTCTCCTCTTGATCAGGCGGCTGCACCCGCCGTTTTCTCGTACTTACTGATAGTGATCTCGACCTTCCCTTCCGGGATAACCGGTCCCCACTCCACCAGCATTCTTTTCACCTGACTGTCGTCTTCCCACACACCCGCGTGGGTCAGGGCGTCAAACAGCGCCTTGTTATAGTTGTCCAGATCGCGGATCCGGTTATCCGGAGGAAACAACACGATCTCCACTGAAGCAGGTGCCGACGTTGGTTTCGGCAGACGACGTAACTGCTCAACTATTGCTGCGCACGCCGCGCTCTGGAATTTTCGCCCCGCCGCGCTTATCAGGCTCTTACCAGCAAACGCCCCTTTGTTGGGGTGTCGCCAGTACGTGTTCACGCTGGGCGGAAAAGGCAGGATCAGCTTCATACTTTCAGGTCCCTCTCATGTAACCAGTGGGTTGCACGCAGCCTTGCGTTTTCCTCACCGGCAAGCAGTGCGCGGATAATCCCGACCGCCTCGCTGTCGTCGTCCTTCACCGCGGTATGAAGCGTTATCCCCCGGGCCACGCCACGCTTTATCGTGATGACGCCTTTTTTCTCCAGTGCGCGAAGATGCTCCACCGCTGCATTCACTGAACGGTATCCCAGCATGGTTGCCACCTCCTGATTGGTTGGCGGGAAGCCACGTTCTTTCTGATAAGAAATCAGCATATCCAGCACCTGCTGCTGGCATTGAGTTAACGTCGTCATGCCGCCATCTCCCTGACCAGTTTTTCTGCCTGCTGGCGAACCTGCGCCAGAAAGGCCTCACCACATGCCTCAAGTTCATAGCGCCCGATGTAGCTGATTGCCGGTCCCTTCCAGGTCTTGTCGAAAACAGCAATAGCACCAGCGAAGAAAGCGCCTGTCGGCACCTGCTTCTCATCCTTCGGGATAAACCAGGTAGGCAGTTCAAAACCAATACGCCCGCGAATAAAAGCAATATGATCTGCATCTTCCGGCCACCACACTTCGCTGGTGGCAGCTTTGATCAGGAAAACATAGCGCCCACCCTTATCACGCATGGCACTGGCATGTTTCATGATGTAACGCATGCCGGTGATGTATTGCCCCTCATGCTGACTGGCGCGGCTGTATGGGGGATTACCAAAGGCAGCACCTTTAAGCTCCGCAAGACGTTCTGACCAGTCATGCGCCAGCGCGTTATCTTCCGCCGTGTAATACGCGGCACATTTGGCGTTATCACCGTCAGTAAACAGATCCAGAACAAACGGGCCAAACAGGGTGTTAATTCCACAGAAAATGTTGTCCGGCGTGCGCCACTGATCGCCCACTTCCTTCAGTTCATGGGCTGGTTTGTTCCGCAGTTCCACCAGCGCCTGGCAATATTTATTACTCATTAAGCCCCCACGTAATTCCCTGACAGATACCACTCTTCACCCGATGCAGCGCGCTTGCTGCTTTTCCGTAAGCACCGCTCACGGCGCGCCAGAAAATTGTTTCGTTCTGACTGGGAGTGGCTTTCACGGAATGCCGCCATCCACACGGTTGCAGCACGACGGTATAAGCCCCTGGACTCCAGTTCTTCAGCCTGGCGGGTCAGGCACAAAATCACCCGTGGATCGTTAGTGCCGACATAGAAATTGCGCACAGGTCTGGTTTCACGAACTGGTTGTGGTTCCGGATCCTGCGCTCTCTCAGTCAGGCGCGGGAAATGTCTGTGTGTATCTCCTTCACAACGGTGAGCCACACGCCCACTCTGACGTAACTTGCTTGCTGACTGCAGAACGCGCTGCCGTGAGTAACCTGCAAAAGCATCCGCAATGTCTCCGGAAGTACAGCCCGGATGGGCTTCAATGAATTTCTGAACGTCATTCAAAAGACTCATGCTCACCCCCTGAATCCTGCCGGGATCTGGCTGTAGTCCACATTGTCGTAACTGGCTTTGAAGTACGGGTCTTCGCGTTTTTCTGTGTACGTGCTGACGGACGGCGATAAGCGCAGGGAAAGCTCATCCCATTTTTCCCGCAGCTTCGACGGGCTGAGCACGTTACGGCACCAGAACGGATCGCGGCTGACGCGGCTGTACATCTCGCAGATTTGTTTGTGAGTACGACCATCCTGCACACACATCAGGCGAATTTCGTTTGCCCAGGCTGTCCAGTTCGGTTCTTTGGGACGAACCACCTCGCCGTCACATTCGGCAGCCTGCTCGTACAGGGCGATGATTTTTTTCCAGAGCCACTGTGCGCAGGTCAAATCATCCTGCGTCCCCCACTGGCGCTTTTTAGGGCTGAATACAACCGCATCAGGATGGCGAGTTAAAAAATCCTGTTCAGCCGTCTGCGTGTCCGGTTGCGAAGCGTCCGGACGAGAAGGTTTTTTATCTGACGGATCATGTTTTGATTTTACTGACGGATCCCCGCCAGATTCTGACGGGTGAAAACCCGCTTTTTTGCCTGATTTCGACGCATCAAATTTTGACGGGTCAGATTTTGATGCGTCAGATTTTGACGGGTCAGAATCTGACAGTTGAGAAAATGCCGCTGCCTGAAGCTTCGCAACGTTAAGCTGATAAACATTCGACGCATTGCGGTTACCCTGGCGACGCGCCTTACGCGTTAACCAGCCTTCTGCTTCCAGCCGTGCGATAGCCGTTCTGACGGTACTCATCCCCGCGCCAATCTGACGGGCAATGGTTTCAATTGATGGCCAGCACACACCTTCGTCATTACTGAAATCAGCCAGGCGGGCCATAATTGCCACGCTGGATAATTTCATGCCTGATGCAGCGCAACCATCCCATACATAGCCGGTTAATTTAGTGCTCATGACCGACCTCTATTTCCCTGAATTTACGACGAAACTGTTCGAGCGGGCTGAAGCACTCATGCTCATAGCCTTCGCGGAGGTAGATAACACGTTGTGTTTCCGGCTCCCAACGAATGACTCTGACGGGCACTCCGTAGTGATCTTTGAACCAGCGGTTAACTTGTCGCAAAGGACTGTCTCCTTCTGCCGGTTGAAATCACCCACAGCCCACTCTGCAAAGCTGTGGGTTACAATTTCCCTGTCACCTGGTACATTCACTGCATAGCAATATTCCACCTTCGCTTTTCCACCCGGAACAGGAAGCGCAATCAGTTGCGAGCGACGGTAGTGTGTTGTTAAACTGTTCATGCGTTAGTTTCTCCACAACCAGAAGCAATCGACGCCACGACGCCCGGAGCTGCACACTCGCGGGCGTCATTACTTTCTGAAATGCAAAAAATTTTGTAGACAAGTGCTGCATGCTCCTGCAGCTTCGAAATTGAGAGATACAGCTCGTCGTTAATTGCTGTCTTCTCATGCGGTTCCACTACACCGTCTTCGATTGCTGAACGAATCTGTTTTGAATAACTGCCGATCTGTTCAATGACTTCCAGCAGACGCTGGTTAATATCGGCGTTGTCCACATCCTCGACGTCAGGAAGAGACACAAAGACGCCATTTGCAGACTGCGCCACAGCATCAGCAATGAAGTGAGTGCCACCAGCACGCTGTAAAACCATTGCCCATCCCAGCGGGAAAATCTGATCGCCATCTGCACGAAGGCGGTTGAATAAAGCGTTTTCTGTTACATCGAGCCAGTCAGCCGCTTCAGCGTAACCACCCGGCAACGCCGCGATAGTTTTTCTGACAGCTTTCACGTACCACTCAGGCTGTTTTTCTATTTTCCAGTGATGCTTACCCACAATTAGCCTCATCGTTCTGTGGTTAAAAATTGAAAGTGTTCTGCTAATCTTTCGGATAGATATCCGGTCTTAAGTCAGATTTCGTAATTGCACCTGACGTGCATTGCTCAAGTTTTTTAGCCAGCACAAAACTGGCTTTTTTATAGCCATTGAAAACCAGCCGTAAGTAGCCAGGTGTTGAGCCAACTTTTCCGGCCAACTCGCCCTGCTGTTCTTTGGTTAAAGAGTCCCAATACGCTTTCATACAATATGTACCTCCGGTGTACATATTACATGATTGAAATGAACCTTCAAGATACTTGTACCTTAACGGTACAAGGGTTTTAATTTCGTTATGAAAACAATCCATGACATCCGGCGGTCTAACGCCAGAAAACTGAGAGATGGTGTTGGCGGGAATTCTTCCTTTGCCACTATGATTGATCGCGAGCCAACCCAGACCAGCAGGTTTATGGGAGATGGTGCTACTAAAAATATCGGTGACAGCATGGCACGACACATCGAAAAATGTTTCGACCTGCCTGTCGGATGGCTCGATCAAGAACACCAGACAACGAACATCACAAAAAAACCTGATGTTTCAATCACTAATAAACAAATCACATTAGTCCCTGTCATATCATGGGTACAGGCCGGAGCATGGAAAGAAGTTGGATATTCTGAGGTTGATTTGAGCACAGCAGAAACGTATCCCTGCCCTGTACCCTGTGGGGAAATGACTTATATCTTGCGGGTGATAGGTGATTCAATGATTGATGAGTACCGCCCGGGAGACATGATTTTTGTCGATCCTGAAGTACCTGCCTGCCACGGTGACGACGTTATTGCATTGATGCACGATACAGGTGAAACCACCTTCAAAAGGTTGATAGAAGATGGGACACAGCGTTATCTCAAAGCGTTAAACCCAAACTGGCCTGAGCCTTACATTAAGATCAACGGTAATTGCTCTATAATTGGTACAGTGATTTTCTCAGGAAAACCAAGAAGATACAAAATCAAAGCCTAATCAATGTTTATGAACCTGCTTCGGCAGGTTTTTTTATACTTGACAATGTACCTTTGAGATACATAATGTACCCAAGCGAAACAACGAACAGGCAGGACGCCCACGAAGTAGCCGCCTGGGGCATATGAAGTCCAGGATGATTCGTTGAGTCATGTTGTGCCACTAGGCACTCATGTTAAAGCAGGTGTATGAAATGAAAGTCCAGATTTTAAACAATAACTGTGAAGTCGTTTGGTCATACGACATAGCCGCCCCTGTAGATCAGAGCGGCGATAGCTGGACCAATGAGAAACATCAGATTATGGCTGGAGTTGTGTTCTCTTTACGCCGTGCTTTGGAACAGGCTGAAGTATTTCCATCAGACCCTGAATGGAAATGGCCTTTTTCTATTTGCCCAAATTCGGAGAACACATTTCAGAAAATTGGTCAGAAAGTCGCACTCGAAGAGCATCAGCCAACTGTTTCCTGATTTTTTCAGGTAACTCGTCGGCATCGCAGAAACAACAACGCTCGATCATGTTGAAAGCCGATTCGTAGAACTGTTTCTGCTGAGTGTCGCTGAGACAGGAAAAGAGCGACGTTACGATGATTTTATTAATTGCATTATCAAGTTCTTTTTCATCAAAAGTCATTTGATTTTCCTTTTATGTATACGGGCTTAAAAGGATACCACCGAGCCTGAAGTGGTGAAAAGACAGGCACATAACAGCTAAGTATTTTCAACCAAAGAGAATCCTTAGCGTTGTGGTGAATGCGGCTCAGCGCACGCGGGTTAAGGTTGAGGCTGACAGTCGACCTTCTGTGGATACCCACCCGTCTGGTGTGCAACCTTCGCCAGGCACCGGGAGGCACCCGGCACCACAACTTTATGCTGTGTGTAGTCCTGGCGGTACCAGTTTGTACCCTTGCTTCCGGCTGGTACCGCTCTTTTTACAAAACAGAGAAGAGCATCACCGGACGACGGGCTCATAACCCAATCCATCCGGGCGGCGGTCACCGCAGGTGTTCTTCTCTGTTTTGTGGAGAAACTAACCGCCCCTGCGGGGGCATCTATTGAAACGTAATTGCTTAATAATCGCCGGATGGCGAGGGCTTCCTTTTCCCAAAATTCAGCGCAGTGCAGCGCATATAAAGTGGAGAACGAAATGTCATTTATTAAAACTTTTTCCGGGAAGCATTTTTATTATGACAAGATAAATAAAGACGACATCGTTATTAACGATATCGCGGTTTCCCTTTCAAATATCTGTCGCTTTGCTGGTCATCTTTCACACTTCTACAGCGTCGCCCAACATGCGGTGCTTTGCAGCCAGCTGGTACCGCAGGAGTTTGCTTTTGAAGCGTTAATGCATGATGCAACAGAAGCGTATTGCCAGGACATCCCCGCACCACTGAAACGCCTTCTTCCTGACTATAAACGGATGGAAGAAAAAATAGACGCCGTAATCCGTGAGAAATACGGGTTACCCCCGGTTATGAGTACACCCGTGAAATATGCCGATCTCATCATGCTGGCAACCGAACGCCGCGATCTCGGGCTTGATGATGGCTCTTTCTGGCCTGTGCTGGAAGGTATCCCGGCAACAGAGATATTCAACGTGATTCCACTGGCTCCAGGCCATGCCTACGGGATGTTTATGGAACGCTTTAACGAATTATCGGAGTTACACAAATGCGCATGAATGTTTTCGAAATGGAAGGGTTTCTGCGCGGGAAATGTGTACCGCGAGATCTGAAAGTGAATGAAACGGATGCTGAATACCTGGTGCGTAAATTTGATGCGCTTGAAGCTAAATGTGCAGCACTGGAAAACAAAGTAATACCAGTGTCAGCTGAACTGCCGCCAGCAAATGAAAGTGTTCTGTTATTTGATGCTAACGGAGAAGGCTGGCTGATTGGCTGGCGTTCTCTCTGGTACACATGGGGGCAAAAAGAAACCGGAGAATGGCAGTGGACATTTCAAGTCGGGGACCTTGAAAACGTCAATATTACTCACTGGGCAGTAATACCGAAAGCACCGGAGACTAAGAAATGAGCGTGATAAAAACTCATACAGGAATTGTTATCACCCGAGACGGTGAAAAGCGGATGAAATTACATTCCACTGAAACGTCCTGGGTTGCCGGACGTTGTGAATCCTACGACAAAAAGACTGGTTACCGTTGGGGTGCACCTAACATGCGTCGCCGTCTGCTACTGGACAGCATCAGGCCAATAAAACAGGTAGCAACCAGGGAACAAAATTAATTATCAGGACTGGAATTTGATATTACTGCCCGTGTGCAGCGGGCTAAGTGGAGAAACATATGCTGAACCTCGATTGTGTTCCAATCTCAACTTATTGCAAAGAAACTGGCGAAACTCCTGAAGCAATAAACAAACGTGTACAGCGCGGTGTTTGGTGTGAAGGTGTTCAGGTTTTAAAGGTTGAAGGCGTTAAGGAGAGGTGGATTGATCTTAGTGAGGTTGCAAAATGGGCCAGACAAAACTGCTCAAACTACCGCGCGGCGTAACAATCAGGAAACACCGCCAGGGCGAAACGATCAATATAACTTTCACCTACAAAGGAGTTAGATGTCGTGAGCCTCTTTCCAATCTGGAAGTAATACCAAAGAACATAAAATACGCCGAGCGCACACTCGGCGAAATTCATAATAAGATCGAAAGGGGAACATTCATTTATGCGGAATATTTTCCCCGTTCTGCTCGTTTGAAAATTTTTGGTAATGCTGCTGCAGGCAAAACGGTAAAAATGTACCTGGACGAATACCTTGAAATCTGCGAAACGAGAAAACTTTCACCCTCTACGATTGGTGGTTATAAAAAATGCCGTAGTGCGTTAGCCTCACTCCACATTTGCCCTGCAAGTGAATTAACACCAGCAATCCTGAAAGCGTGGATTCAAAGCCAGAAAACGACCTTAAAAACAATTCGCAACCAGTTATCTTTCCTGCGGTCAGCACTTGATGAAGCCGTAACCGATGGGGTACTTCAAATTAACCCCGTATCGTTGGTAACTGCTTCGCGCTACCAAAGTGATAAGTCAGAAGCAGAAAGCAGCTACGTGGTTGATCCGCTATCACCAGCAGAAGTTGATGCATTACTAGCAGCAGCCGGAAACAAACAATGGGAAAATCTGTTCCGGTTCGCTATACATACAGGCCTGCGTAGTTCTGAATTATGTGCCCTTCGATGGCGTGATATCGACTTTGTTGGAAAAACTGCCCATGTCCAGAGCGCAAGTGTTGTCGGTGTTATCAAAGGGACAAAGACAAAAGCAGGTACTCGGAAAGTTGAACTGACAGAAGAGGCAATGTTGGCGCTGATAAATCAGAAGCCATTTACATTCATGAAGGATGCTACTGTCTTTGAAGATCCAAAGACCAATAAGCCTTGGGCAAGTGCTGATGCAATTAGGAAAAAAGCATGGGTGCCAACATTGCGAAAAGCAGGTATTCGTTACAGAAACCCATATCAAACCAGGCATACATTCGCCACCAGCCATATCAGCCGAGGAGCAAACCTGTTTTGGCTTGCAGCTCAAATGGGGCATAAAGGGCCGGAGATGCTTTTCAGGCACTATGGTTCGTATCTTAAAGAGTATGATAACTTTACATCGATAAATCATTTGCATAATCATAATTAATATTTAATAATCCCCGCATTTTTAAAATCGGGGATTTAAAGTTGATTACAATTACATTCGACAAACTAATCACCTACATATCTTCAGTTGGTACTTTCATTTCAGCAATTGCTGCATTATATGCAATATGGTTAACGATATTTCAAAGAAGGCTCTCTTATAAACCCAATTTAGTGATAGACACTTTAAATATCAAGATGAATGTTAACGATTTCAACGGTTTTCATGTTGATATCTTACAAGCCCCTACGCTTCCACAAACAAAATTTTCAAACATAGGATTGGGGGCGGCAATTTCACTTAGATATCATTGGGATTTTAATTATAAAAAAAACATAAATCTATACTTAGAGTTGTTTTCGAAAAAATTCAAAAAAGAAGATAAATCTTTTACAACCGACTCCCAGTATGGAATGTTCAAAATAATAAAAGAAAGAAAAGTATATATGTACAATACTTTATCGACACCTTACGATATTGATTTTTCGTTACCATATAGTATAGATAAGAAGTCAAAAAACATTTTTGTACCAACCGCGGCAATTGATATTCTATTGAATATAGCATATCTTTCACATAGACTTAAATTAGTCGGTTCTTCATCATTCACTGGTCCAAAATTAATTATTGAATATCAAGATATAGAGGGTAAAACTAAAAAAGTCACTTGGCAAACAAAATTGGAACGTAGAGTGGCACGTTTCAGTGGTGATAATATGGAGGCAGATTTTGCACTACGGTTTACACCTGTACCAGAGAAATGGACTACAAAAGGTCTAGAGAAGATACGCAAAAGCGCCGCAAACGCCATGTTCAGATAAATATATAATTAAAACAACAGGTTAATATTTTTCAGACACGGGTTCAACTCCCGCCAGCTCCACCAAAATTCTCCATCGGTGATTACCAGAGTCATCCGATGAAGTCCTAAGAGCCCGCACGGCGCAAGCCCTGCGGGCTTTTTTGTGCCCTCAATTTGTCCCGCGAAGTCCGAAGAAAACTAATTAAATCCGATCCTTTTAGGCACCTTGTTAGGCACCTCATAAAGCTTTATTGTTTTTTGAGGTGCCTAAAACTATGGAAACCCGGCAATGGCAAGACAAACCAAACCTCTATCCGTTAAAGAAATAGAATCAGCCAAACCCAAGGAGGCGGACTACGTTCTCTATGATGGCGATGGCCTTGAGCTACTCATTAAATCCAGCGGGAGTAAAATCTGGCAGTTTCGCTACATTCGCCCTGTCACCAAGAAACGAGCAAAGAAGAGCATAGGCTCCTACCCGTCAGTTACCCTTGCCGATGCCAGAAACTACCGTGCAGAGTCCCGCTCACTACTGGCTAAACAGATCGATCCGCAGGAACATCAGCAAGAACAATTGCGCAGTTCGCTGGAAGCCAAAACCAACACTTTCCAACTCGTAGCTGAACGTTGGTGGAATGTGAAGAAAGCCAGTGTGACAGAGGACTATGCGGAAGATATCTGGCGCTCTCTTGAAAGAGACGTCTTTCCTGCGATTGGCGACGTTAGCGTTACAGATATTAAAGCTCATACACTGGTTCAGGCCGTACAACCGGTTCAGGCCAGAGGAGCACTGGAAACTGTTCGTCGCCTGTGCCAACGTATTAATGAGGTCATGATCTATGCCCAGAACACAGGGCTGATTGATGCTATTCCCAGCGTTAATATCGGTAAAGCCTTCGAGAAGCCTCAGAAAAAGAACATGCCCAGCATTCGACCGGATCAGCTACCTCAGTTAATGCAGACGATGCGAACAGCCAGCATTAGCCTTTCCACACGCTGCCTGTTCATGTGGCAACTTCTTACTATTACCCGCCCTGCCGAAGCGGCTGAAGCTCTCTGGGAAGAGGTAGACATAGAAGCGCGAGAGTGGAAGATTCCTGCAGCACGCATGAAAATGAACCGCGACCATACTGTTCCATTGTCAGATGAAGCAATTGCGATACTAGAGATGATGAAGCCGTTAAGTGGAAATCGAGAATTTATCTTTCCCAGCCGCATCAAGCCAAACCAGCCGATGAACAGTCAGACCGTAAACGCATCGCTAAAACGCGCAGGTTTTGGTGGGGTGCTCGTTTCACACGGCCTGCGATCTATCGCCAGTACAGCCCTTAATGAGCAGGGATTTCCACCTGATGTTATTGAGGCTGCACTTGCTCATGTGGATAAGAATGAGGTTCGTCGTGCGTATAACCGTAGTGATTATCTTGAGCAGCGACGGCCTATGATGCAGTGGTGGGCTGATTTTGTGATGGCTGCAGATCACGGTAGTATGATTGAAGGAGGGATAAAGGCAATGCGGTTAGTTGGATGACATGTCGTAGCTAAAACCCGTTCTGTTTTTGGGTAGATTAACCTGAAGGTCTGCAATTTTAAATGACGCTGAAAGAAGTTAAACCCTGCTCTTAAGCAGGGTTTTTATGATTTATTCTAATTTTGGTTTTGAATCTTTCTATTTTAAATCAGCCTTTGCGGCTCGAATATCTGCGTTTTTTGCTGAGTATTCCCATTCGTCAGCGATTCTAAATAGCATTGCAGAAGTACGGACGCAGTGGGGCATTGAATTTGCCCATTCTCGGTACTGCTCAGCTAATATCCTTTCTTGGTTTCCACCTTCGTAACGCATACGAGCAAATACCCCCCTTTTATTGTACCTACCAATTTGTATACCTTGCTCTAACTCATCAGAAGATAATATTTCAATGATGTGCCGAATTGCTTCATGTGGCCAGGAATTATCTACTGAGCTATTAGGGGCATGTGCCAGAATTTTTCCTATTACATGATCAGTGATTTCTTGGCGATGATGCAATTTTGCTAAATGGCGTACATTCTCACACCAATCTTCAAGTTTATCTTGATCAATTTCATTGTCTATCTGCCCTGGTAGTATTCGTAATTTTTCAAGTAATCTGTATATAGAAGTAGCTCTTTTAACTTCCAACTCCGATGGTTCTGTTTGTTCATCTTCGTCACTACGATATACAATACATATTGCTTCTATAAAAACCTCTGGCTTTTTCATCATTAGACGATGCAGGATAAGTGGCTCATCGCTATCCGGAAAACAAGGCAAGTAGGTCATTTCTTTAAATGCCAAATCTGTTTCAGAAACATCGTTACGTTGTTTGAGTTCATCAAAAACTTTTTTTACATAGTACGATAGCATTGTATCAAATTGGATATCCTGGCTATTTATTTCTTTAACGACTATATCTAGAAGATATAAAAGTGTTGTAGATGGAATCTCAGAAAGGCGTTGATTTGCTGATATAATAGCAGCAAGACCCCGGCCCCTTTCTATATATTTATCCATAAGAACAAATAAATCCGAAGTTTTACCCATCATTGCAATGGGTTGTTTTTGCAACCAATATTTTTCGTTGATGTTATCTTCAAACCCTTCAATAATGCTCCATATCTCTTGTGAGTCTCTTAACGATGCTAAGATTTTCCCAGCCCTATCAGGGGTAATTTTAAACTGTTTAAAATACACTTTTATTTTATTAAGCCATTCAGCACCAAAGCATTCAACACCATATTGCATTAACAACCCACAAACTTCATCAATATTTTTTTTGTTGTTAATAAGCATTACAAACAAATCATTTAATTTTTCTTCATCCAACGAGAGTGCTGATATATGCCTTGCTGCAATAAAAACATTATTAACTTGTTGAAAAAGGTCTTTCACCCCAGACAAACCTAAAGTAAAGTATATTTCCCTAAGTTTTTCACTTCGCATTTCTTCGACAGAAGAAAAAATTCCGCCAGCATTTTCAATTGACTCTTCAATATCAGAATCCCAATCATTGAAAATCCATAAACTGGCTCTAACCATGTCAATTGGTTTATAATTATCAAGTATTTTCGCTATTTTTTCCATAGACTCAAATTTAAATGCCCAGTTCGCATCTGAATATTTTTTATGGCGAGAATACTCATGACGCAAAGCCTCCCATACGATGAACTGATCCTCTTCAGTTTGTTGAGAAAGGCAAAGTTCAAGATGAGAAAGTGTTTCATCTATTGCATTCTCAGGGAATGAGCTTAAATGAGAGATTAGGATTTCCCATCTTGTTGGGAGTATACCTGCAAGTTTAATTGCTTCTTGGATAATAAAGATTTGCCCCTCCCAAACAACGCCCCACGTTAGTTTTTCTACATCTTTATCCGACTCTCTGAACTTCATTTTTTGGTTTTGATCAGAGGTATCATGGGAGCGAGGAAGGAGATTTTGTAACAAACTCCACCCAATACTAGGAACAATAGTGATAATTTTTTTTATAATTGCATTTCTAACTTTTACTGGTGCCCATGTATTAGGAGACCATGCCAGAAAAATGGTTCTTAAACTATTAAGAGGGCGATCTGAGTAAGTTCCTCCGGGATCTATTACAGCGAGTTTTGCAAGACAGATTGCAGCGCGTAATAGATATGTTTGTTCCCAAGCCAAGGCTTCCAATGCCCATTTTAATCCATGATAATGACTTCGAGGAGTTAACAGCCCTTTATCTTCATTGAATATTGGAGCAATCATTTCCCCATTGCCCTTAAGCAATTGCTCAAGGGCATCAAGGAAAGGGCCAGGGGCAGCTTCTGCCAGCAGCGGAAGTTGATCTCGCAAACTAACAAATAGTCGATGGTCGTTAGCAAGTCCCGGAATACTCTGAACTATTTTGTTAACAAAATCTTGGGGTGTCATACCAGTAACCCGGAATTCGGCCTGTTCATGTAATATGATCTTACCCAGCAATAGTG